GAGCTCGCAAAGCTTCCAGAGCCGGCTCCAGTAACTTTATCGTCCGGTATCCAGCTTCGGTTTTGGGTGGTCCAAACAAGCCTTCCTGAGTTAGATTGCGCGCAATGTTAGCTTCGCCAGAATTAAGATCGATATCCTCCCAGGCAAGAGCGCAAAGCTCCCCGGGCCGAACGCCGGTATAAGCGAAAAATTGCCACATGTTTTTCTGCTGAGCTGGAGCAGTCTCTTTCAACTGCTCAAACTCATGTCTCAGAAGTGGATCTGGTTTTGTTTGCCCTTTGCGAAGCCTTTTTATCCCGACATATGGTTGATATGAAATGACTTTATTTTTAACCGCATAGTCGAGGATTTGTCGCAGGATGGCCAGATAATAATCTACTGTTCTAACGGCACGGCCGGTTTTATTTCTTCTCTTTTCGGGAGCATAGTTAGTCTCGCCAGTCAGTAATTCCTTTCTCCAGCCCAGAATGTCGCTGTTGGTGATGGATGCAACCAGCGTTTCAGGGCCAATTAGTTTTGTTAACGTTCTTACAGCTATCCCATAGCTTCTTGTGGCATTGGGTGAGAGATCGATTTTATGGTTTTCATACCAGGTTGATGCAAGTTCGGCGAACGTCGTAATATTTTTAGATGTATAAAACTTTGCTGCTACCTTTGACTCCGGGAACACGCCCCGGTAGTCAAAAGTGCCCAACTGTATCTCGCTTACAATTTTGGCCCTTAGATTTCCGGCTTTTTTGAGATTCGAAGCACTTACGATCCATCCTTTCAATGTTTCTCGACATCTAACGCCCTGAAACTTGAAACTTATTCGTATCTTATTGTTGTGGATCTCAACACCCGTTGGCATTGCAGCCATTATGCCTCCTTCACAAACCTGTTAATGTTTGGGATGTTGTACCAGACAAGTCCTCGCTCTTCGGAGCTGCTTCCATCCAATGGGATTCTCTTAAAATGAACACCTTCTACCCAGGAGGTTTGGCGATAGCTTTTAATCTGACGATCTGTAAGGCCTGTCTTCTCTTTTAGTTTTGAAGCAACGCCCCATTCTGAATCGTAAATTACCTGCGACATGGTTCACCTCAGGTAACCGGCATGAGTATAGATATGCCGGTCTTTAGTCGTTGATATTTCAGTTTCAGTTTGCCTGGCCGGGCAGGGAACGCAGTCGGCGCATGCCGGTCATTGCTGTGGCCACGTAGCTTGCCTTGCAGTTGACCACTTCAACCCAGACCTTCACGCCTTCCACTCTTACCGTATAGGTCTCTTTCATCTTGCTGCGCCCATAGTCACCATATCTTTGCTGGTGGGCTGCGAGTGCGATTTCACATGCCTGGCGAGCCAAAGGGGATTGCTTACTGCCTCGATTAATCAGTCGCATTTCTTCTCCTTGAGGGAGGGTTTCCCCTCCCTATCTCGTTAGTCCACGTATTCCGGTTTCATATCCGCCAGGGTGATGCTGAACTGACCATGCAGCTCGTCGCCCAGATGTCGTTTCGACGATGCAAGAACGCGCTCTACCTCTGCGAACCGCGCAGCTGCATCGGGTTCATCTGAAGGTGGCAAGGAATTGATGGCTGCTTCGACTTTGTTCCGTGCATCAACCAGGTAATAACGCTTCACGGCCTTGTTTTTCAGCTCAGTGAACAGGGCAGAACCCAGCGTTGCTTTCACGGTTTCAATATCTGCTCGCAGAGCTTTAGCGCTATCCACATCCTGAGCCGCCTCGATGCGGTCGCGGAAATCATCAGCTAGAGCATCGATGTTTTGAGCTGATTCCTGAGCCGTTTGAGTGGTAGTGACGTTGTCACCTGAAATATCTGCGAGGCTAACGTGCTGCGCCGGTGCCGGGTTTACCTCTCGTTCTTCTCGACGATCATCGAGCTCATCAGGGGTGTAAACGCCCAGAATCACATCCGGGCAGAACAGTCTCGCCCAGCGTTTGACGGCCAGGTACGCCAGCTGCTGGCGAGGGTCATCAGCCCAAAGGGTAGAGTTTCGGGTTCGGGCCTGAGCCAGCAGCAAATCGAGTTCTCTCGGCTGATCTTCACCTTTAAGCGTTGCGCGGATAATGATGCCGATCCCGGCTTCGTCAGCCAGGGTCCAGCCCGGGACGCGGTACTCGCCTTTGTCGCCTTTACGGATGTGGAATTTTCCAACGACCTTTTCCCATGGCCCGTACCATTCATATTCAAAGCGGCTGGCCAGCACGCCGCTGCGTGAAATTACGGCATTAACCAGCTGTGCTTCATACCCGAGCACACCGTTAATCAGGTGCGTCTTTTGGGCCACGGCAAAGGGATTCATCTGCCACTGTGCCGCTTGCATCGCTACAGCCATGCAGTCGGCCTGATTGCCCTGCAGGTGCTTAGGAACTGTAGCGGTGCCCTGGGCCATAATCTGCGCGAACGTGCTGATGGCGTTCAGATACTGGGAATCGAACAAAGCCACGTTGGAGTTAATAACGGTGTTCTGGTCAGCAACGGTAACGTTAGTGTTATGCATAAATCCCCCTTAAGCCTGAGCGCGCAGCGCTTCGAGGCGGCGCAGGTCGAAGTCGTTCAGTTCATCGGTGTAATCGGTAGTGATCGGCGCTGGCCATTCGCCCGTGTCGAAACCTATGGCAATTGCGCGCATCGTTTTGCGGTACTCGAGCATGCCCAGTTCCAGCAGTTCGGTTGACGCCTCAATGATGGCGATCCAGTGGTAGTTCTCGTCTTTGTTGACGAAAATCCAGAAGAACTGGTCCAGCGCTGCGGTTTCGCAATACATTGCCGCGCTGAGGTGATAGTCACGGTCTATGATTTCCCTGTGCAGCCTGGCGCGAAGGCTTTCCTGCTTAACGTTCCACATGCTGATGGTTTTCAAGTCAGCACCGATGCGCACGCCATCCAGTTCAATCTCGAGGTCAGGGCGTACACGCACTTCTAAACCTGTTTCGTCGTCAAAACCGAAGTAGCTCACTTCAACGGCACGGCTTGGATGTGTCAGCAGCATGCCGGCGGTCGGGTGCGCCAGTAGTGCGGACTGAATTGCCCGCGCTGTGGCCAGCTGCTGGCGGGTAACCAGAATCTTTTCGCCAGGGTTGTCGCGCCAGGCATCCAGCAGCTCGTCTGCGAACACGGCATCGGCCTTAACCGACTTAACTGCCTGGATCATGTCTGCTTTGGTGCCGGACACTTTCAGCGGCGTCGGTTTCTGCGCTTCCTGTGCGACCAAATCAGGATTGATGATCGCTAATTGCTCGAGTAGCGCATCACGGCTGCCGCTGGTTTTAACCGGCACGGGCAGGGTGGCGTTGTACTCTTTAATGCGTGCCTTCATTGCCGTTGCTGTCTGTTTCTGACCTTCTTCAATACGTTGGTACTCAGCTGGGAGAACCATATAGCTTTGAGCCGTTTCTTCCAGGCTGCCGCCAAGCGGCACTTGAGCGGGAAGGGATGCGTTATGTTCTTCAAGCAACGCTTTAATCTCGTCGGCGCTCAGCAGCGCCGGCAGGCTGGCGTTGTACGCGTCAATGAACTCGCGCAGGGTTGCGGTGGTGGTGAAAGCACCCTCCGGGATCTCAGGTTCTACGCTGAACTCTGCTTCGAGGTTTTCCGGTTGCAGTGCAAGAGCGTGCACCAGATTTCCCATATCCAGCACTTTGGATGCTGTTCGCGGGATGGTTTTAGCCACATGGCGCGCGTTAAAGTACATCAGGCTGACGCGGGCATCTTTCACCTGGGTTGAGCTAATGCCGTTCGCAGCGTGATAAACGTCATTCGGTAGGCCTTCGTATCGGCCAGGTTCGAAGTCTGCAGGGAGCTCCACTTCTGGGTTCGATTCCTGAACGTCAATTGTTGTTTCCTGCAACTGGTCTGCTTCTACGGAAACTGTCTGCGAATTAGTTGCATCAGTGCTTTCGCCCGGTGGTACCGAACCAGCATCTTCGTCTTTCTCTGGCTTAGCCGTTTCCATCTGCACATCGCCGGTGGTCTCCGCTGTGTTTTCCGTTTTTTCGACTTCATTTGAGGAGGTATTGAAGACCGGTTGGGTGTTTCCACCCATCAGGCCATCGATGGAGAACACGCCGCTGCCGAGATTTTCAACATACGGTTGTTCAACTGGAGCTTCAGACTCAACAGCAGCTGCAGACAACGGCAATAACGCCACAGCAGAGTTAAACTCAGCCGTCATGGTTTTATTAACGAACTCAAGATGAGCCGCTGGCGTGTGATGAATGTTTTCTGGTGCGATGCGGATCAGATTGAAGATTGCCGCACGGTTCACCGCCAGTACGCCGGGCTGATTACGCAGGATGGCGCTCCATGATTTCCATGGTTCTTCTTTCTTAGCCACGATTTCTTTGGCACGTCGTAACACGCTCGAAGGAATCTCGAAGTGGTGGAAGTCCATAGGCAGTAGAGCGCATGCGATCTCAAGATCGAGAGTGTCCAGAGTGTGATGCGCGCCTTCGCCGCGATCCGTTACATAGCCACCGTCGGCATTAGTACCAGAATCGGTGCGCTGAACATTACTGATGCGATTACCGGCTGCCCACTCGCGAACGAGAATGCCGCGGTCAATATAATCAGTCGCCGCCCAGATTCTGGTGAAACGGAGAACCAAAGCGAGTTCGTGACGCTTATCTTGGCTGAACACTTTGCGAATAGCATCGGTATAGCGCCACAGGTCTTTGGTATCGTAACCCTTAACCTCTTCGCAGTTTTCTGCCGCCAGCAGCAGGTTCTGGACGTAGCCGTTGTCAGTGTCCATCTCCAGCGCGCTGATACCTTCGTATTCTTCGCGGGTTAAGTGGTGGCGCAGTTCGTCGGCGGTAAACTGGGCGAGTAGCTGCTTGCGGAAGGGCATACGAACGACTGGATAACGTGTGGTTTCGTCATCATTCTCGTCAATCTGGATACCGTTATCAGGTTTGAGATCATGACCAGTTGTAACGTCGGCGTCGCTGGTGCTTTCTGATTTGAGAAGAGCAAGCTTTCCGCTTCTCCACTCTTCAACTAACTGATTGCGGTCGCCGGCATCTGCTCTCGCCCAGTCAGCCATGAATGCAGCGATAACTTCAGCTTCGTGCGTTTCATCTGGCGCGAAGACCTGCTTTATCGCCTGAACGAGTTTCCACTCGGCGTTCAGGCTAAGTTTGGCAACTTCAGGGATGTCGTTCTTCGCCAGCAGCAGGTTCCGGAGATAAGTGTTGCCTTCATCAAGAGACATTTCGCTGGCAGCCAGCTGCTGCTCTTTAGAGATGTATGACTGGTATTGGTCGCTGGTCAGGTGGACGGCAAAACGGACCGCTGGAGCGCGGTTTTCAAGCGGGACACTCTCGACGGTAGTTTCGACTTTAACGGTAGTTTCCGGTGCGGCAGAGTTGTCCATGGCTCCAGCAGACTCAGCTCCAGCCTTTGGCAGCCAGGTGCGTCCATCGTCCTGGAGTTCGTAGCGTTTGCACCATGCGTAATCCACGGTGCTTTCTTCCGGGAGGTCGCCGTAGACTGGGAAATCTGTGCGAACAGGTTTGGCGTAATCCTTACCGCGGCCGGTTTCAATACAGGCATCTTCCAGTTCAACATCCAGCTGCAGATTGGCGCGGGCTTCTGTTTTTGCGGAGAACCAAATCACGGCATCTTCTTTGCCGGATTTCTGTGTTGCCTTGATAAAATGAAAGAATTCCATATCGGGTCCTTAATTTTGGTTGTAAGATACCCGCAGCTAATGATTGCCGCCTTGGGTAGTGGTCATTGGTCAAAACTCGATTCCGGAAAGCTTTGGTCGGCTGACCGGGTATTTAACCCGCCTTGCGCGGGTTTTGTGCTTTTAAGGGCTGGTAGAAGCCATTGGTCATAACTCGATTAAAATTAGAAAGCAGGCTGTTGGTCTTCAGCCGGTTTATATGGGTGACACTCTCCTTTAATGTGCTGCTCTTTGGCAGCTGCATCACAGCCAGCTTCGGTCTGGTATACACCGAGCATGATGTCTGAGCATTCCCCGGTGAGGGCGCAGACGGTAACGATCAGCGCAAAGAGAGAGCTCATGCTTTTAGCTCTGGGTCACCTTTCTGCGCAAGGAAATAGCAGAGCTTGCGAATCCATACTTCCGCCGTACTGAGGCGGATTGCTTGTTGTCTTGAAGGTGTTCGTGCAAAGTCGATCATTTATCTATCCTTTTAATTCTGACTGTCGTATCACGGTCCTAACTTCAGTGCTATTGTGGTTATTCCCGCACTCTAAAGAGGGAATTAACTGTGGATAAAGAAGAGAAAGTCTTGTATTTAACTCGCTTAGCGGTTGATACATATAACTCTTACCGTTCTGCTCAAATCTCTTCTGGCCGGAATCTTGCTGACCCCCACGATCCGGTGGAAGAGATAGAAAAAATCTATGCAAAATTCGAAGTCTTTCTTGACCAGAAACTCTCAGAAGACGAATGGAAATAGGGTTATATGCTTCCCCAGCTAGACCTATTTCTCCAGAGTGAGCTGTTGCAATGTGCATAAAGCTCACTCTTTCTTATGACCGTGTCATCCACAATTTTTCCCCCTATATGCGCCTGTAACGCTGGCCAGCGGAACGTTTAAACCTGATGCGCGTTAATCTCTCCACCTCATCCGACTATTCGTATGCCGTCGGCGGCTACTTCGTGGGCGTCCTGCCTTGGTGGTTCGTAGTGCGTCTTGGTTATTTAGATTAAATCACTGGTTTATGCGTGTGTCAACTATGGGTTAATGATAATTGTAAATCTAAGATTTATATTGCTGGTTTTTGTGACGTGTCTGCCGAATCGCAGGCAAAAAAAATCCCGACGGAAAGGTCGGGATGGGGCGTTCTGGGCGTTAGTTTGGCGGAATAGTTGAAGGGTGAGGGTAGAAAAAACCGGCGCAGTGGCCGGATGCATTTATTCGAATGGGAGGTCTATTTGTCTCTGTGGATTCAGCTGTTTTTTTACATGCTCAATTTCGAATGTGGTTTTTATAGTATCACCAATCATGTATTGGGTTACCTTTAGGTCAACAAGCAACATATCGCCTTTGGAAAAGTTTAAGGTGTTGTTATCAATATCACTGATAAACTTCTGGTCTTTAATTTCAGCCAAAAAGCTACTGGCTCCATCCGAAAATCTCCATCGGCTGCCTTCATTAAAAGAAATGTTCTTAATCTGAAGGGCTTTCTCTACCGTGGACTCCGAGATTATTGATTCAGCAGGAAGCTCAACTTTGAAATAATGCGCCTCTTGTTTATCGATCGTCATGAACGTCAGTCCATCATCGACAGTGGAAGCAAAACTGTCGATACCTTCCTGCTCTAGCGGCTTGCATATAACTTCTTGCAATGAAGAACGAAGTTTAATGTTTCTATATAGTTCGATTACTTTGCTATCGAAAATTTCACTTTCGTCATCAACAAAGACTTCAATGTTGCTATCAGGCAGATTGTGTAACTTTTTAATTTCTCTTGGTCCGATCCATTTAACTAATTGGATCAAACCCTTGCAAATTTTTTCTCTGGGACCAGGGCAAAAACCAATTAAAGCAATAAGATTAGCGGCGGCTGTTACTGAATCGCCCGAAAAGAAATCAACTGCCTGTTTGAACCAAGATGTCGATGAGGCAATCAGATCTATTCCAAATGAGCCAGCTCTGAATGATGCATTAACCTTTACTGAAACAACGGTCTTGTTACCATAAACTGTTTTTCCGGCTTCCTCTAATGCATCTGACAGGGATAGGAGTGCAGGGGCAAGGTCACGCACGTTCATTTCGTGGGTCTCCAATGCTGGTCCGTCGTATACTATCCTGAACTTCATATCATTAGTTTCCGAATTGCTGCCTGCATCCATTATGGCACTCACCTGATCGCATATACAGTAAATTTATTTTTTACCCCGACACAATGCTTGATGCCGGATGGAAATCCCTACCGCTTCTCGATTGTAAGAGTCAATTGTACGTTCGCCGGTTATCAATCCTCCTGCGACCGGATCCGCCCCTTCATGTACTTCTCATACAGGTCATCCAGTTCTTTCAGGCGAATCGCGAATATGCGGAGCATGTTCTGCTGTTCTTCTTCCGGTAACTGGCGGTAAAGCTCAAGCAAGCGCTGTTCGTCCGGCTTAAGTCCGTCTTTTTCTCCAACGTCCTCACCAAGTAGCCATGCGACAGAAATGCCTACAGCGTCGGCTATGGCCAGTGCCGATTTCTTACTAATCACACCTTTTTTGAACCAGCCGTTTACGGCCTGAGGGGTGACTCCAGCTATTCGTGCCATGTCTGCTTTTGTAACGCCGCGATCAGTGATCTCAGTAAGGCGTTCTACCAGAACGAGGTTGGGTTCTTCTTTTCTCATAGGTTCATTGTAAATATTTGGTTTATACACACAATAAATCCATAGTTTGCATGTTGTATAAATCTGTGGTTTACTCCTGCTATCTATAAGCAGGAGAAGCACATGTCCGCACTCGATAAAGCAATTAAAGCCGCTGGCTCAGCCAGAAAGCTCAGCATCGCGCTTGGTGTGACGAGTATGTCTGTAAGTCATTGGAAGAATCGTGACCAAGGGATCGTCCCGCCAAGTTATATCTTCCCGATTTTCAAAATGACAGGCGTAACTCCCCACGAGCTGCGCCCCGACCTCTATCCAAACCCAACTGATGGTTTACCTAAACAGGAGCCTTAACAATGCAAACTGTTTCATTTCAACAGAGTAGCAGAGCTTCCTCTAATCCAATGATATTCCCGTGTCATCAAAGCGAATCGGCAGAGCAGGATATTGATCACCGCGATATTTGTTCTGCAGTCCGGGCGTGGGCAGCGGCAGAAGGGCGCGTAGCTGTTGCGCTTCATATCCAAGAAGCTGCAGAAGAACTTCAAGTTGTTGGCGTGGATTTTTCAGGCCAGGCCGATGTCTGGAACGTGAAGCTGTTCCGTTGGCTCGACAACAAAGAAGACTCCGCATCGTACCGAAAGAACGTTGAACTGCTGGTGCCAGCGATCATGTCCGTATTACCGCTTCGATACCGCGACCGTGCCGTAAAGAACGACTCCTTTGCACATCGCATGGCCAGATTAGAAAAAGAGGTAAGTGAGGCGAAGCAAGCTTTGATGCTCGATGCACCGAAGAAGGAAAAGCTTAAGGAGTTAGGCGAGGGGATTTTCGAAATGTTCAGAGTCGATCCGGATCTTACAGCGCCGCTGCTGGCGATGGTCACAACCATGCTGGGGGCAATATGAAGACTTCAGAAAAGGCGAAAGCCGGTCTGAGCGAACAGAACCGACTTTCAGGTGCAAAAACGGAGTGTAATTGCGGAGCTAAGTATGTCAAACACAGCTGAAATTATCAATTTCCCCCACAGAACCGAACA